TGTTGTGAGAACAGAGGCATAATGGCTCACGACAGTTCGACCACTACTACAGTACTCAAGGGTGCGTTTAATCAAGATGCCGGATCAAAGAAAGAGTTCTTTGATACATTGAGTCTTCAGGAATCTAATAAGCGATGAAATATATTACAAACAAATTTGACAGTATTCAACTACCCATCGAGCCTGGCTTGTTAGAATGGTTGCAGGCACAATATCCTGCTTCTAAATATCAGATAGTTGAAACTGGAGACCATAATGACAACAACTAAAATAGGAAATATCATGACACAAACAATACCCAACGTAACATTTGCATTTCGCGAAGGCGATCTAGCTCCAGAAGAAGGCGGTTGCCCTATAGGCGGAGAGTTTGTTTTTAAAACAACCGACGATTTGTTTGCCAACAAGCGAGTAGTAATATTCAGTTTGCCTGGCGCATTTACACCAACTTGCTCAACATATCAACTACCCGGCTTTGACCAGCAGTTTGCCGACTTCCAAACAAAGGGCATTGATGCAATTTATTGTATTTCGGTTAATGACGGCTTTGTCATGAACGAGTGGGCTCGTGCTTTGAACATTAAAAACGTCAACGTTATTCCAGACGGTGCAGGTGCTTTTACAGAAGGCATGGGTATGACTGTTGATATGAGTGCTATTGGCTTTGGTAAACGTAGTCGACGTTATACCGCAGTAGTTAACAACGGCACAGTAGAACATTTATTTGTTGAACCGGAGTCAAGTGATACTGATCCAGATCCATACGGTGTGTCTAGCCCAGAGAATGTGTTGAAACATCTGTAGGAACAACAATGGAAACAGCCAAAGACATAATGGATCATTTCGTTAATCGTGCTAAGAATTTACAAGAATTTTTAGTTACTACAGAAGCTCCGAATGAGTTTAAATTAAATGGTATAGTTCCATTTGATCTACAAATTAAAGATGGTATTTTAACAACTAAAATATGGGCTGTAGACTTTGACGAAGCCGCAAAAAAATTAGATAATTTTTTAGGAACATGTAAATGAAATGGTTTAAAGATGCAAGTAAGAGTTAAAGAAAACACAGAAGAGTTTGGTAAATGTGGTTGTGGCCGTTCACCAACGGGCAAGTGTTGTGGTTGGCATGGCTTGACTGAAGAAGAGTTTCAGCATAAACAAATGCTGTGGATGGAAGAAGAACTGCGCAGAGATGCGGAACAGGATGTAAAATGAATTGGTTTAAACAAATCATAGTTAAATGGATACGCGAAGATTGGAACAATACTAGGGATCCGGCTGAGGATTGCTATCCAAGTACTAAACTAGGACGTGGAAATACTATCAGTGGACGAGATGTCAACAGCGATCCTACACTACAGTTTAAAGTGTATAACGCCATTGGTGGTAAGGTTGTGGAGTTCAGTCGCTACGATCGTAAAAATGATCGAAGTTTCCACGATATCTACATTATTGGAAAAGATGAAGACTTTGGTGAGAAGATTGCCAAAATTGCCATGTTAGAGGTATTAAAATGACGCCACAAATTCCTGCCGACGGCATACTAAAAACACACGAGTGGGGTGATTCAAAAGTTTACCGCGTTGCTTGCGAGTGCGGGGATGAGAGTCATAATCATAATGTTTGGATAGAAGCGGAAGACACGGGCATTGTTGTTACTGTGTATACCACTACCACAACAAATTTCTGGTCAAAAACACGATGGTATCATATTTGGACTTTGTTTGCTAAAGGTTATATCGACACAGAGTCCACAGTGCATTTAACCAAACAACAAGCATTGAACTATGCAGAAACATTAAAATCTGCTATAATAGATGTAGAAGATTTTAGGAAGAAAAATGAACAAAGTTAAAATTGCAGAAATTTTTTACAGTATTCAAGGCGAAGGATTATATGCAGGAACTCCTAGTGTGTTTCTGCGTTCTTTTGGATGCAACTTTCAGTGTCGAGGATTTGGCCTTGCTACCGGAGAACGCAGCACAGAACCTGAAGATGTTGCCAAAAAAATCAGCTCGTTCAAAATATATGATGAATTACCGCTAGTTAGCACAGGCTGCGACAGTTATGCATCGTGGCATCCTGATTTTAAACATCTAAGTCCGTTTATGTCATTAGATGATATTAAAATAAAGATGGAAAATTTAATTCCAAATAAAACATGGACACAAACAAATGGCAGTGATGTTCATTTAGTTATCACCGGCGGTGAGCCATTGTTAGGATGGCAACGTGCATGGCCCAAACTCATTGAAGAGTGTGCAGCCAACGGACTAGTTAATGTAACTTTTGAAACTAATGGCACTCAGGACTTAGATCCAAAATTTATAGAATGGCTTAAACATCAATCAGCTGTTAATGTTACATTCTCTATCAGTCCTAAATTGACATGTTCAGGTGAAACTTGGGAAGATGCTATCCAACCTATTGTAGTTGCGTCATATGCAGAATTAGGCAGTGCATACTTAAAATTTGTAGTCAGCACACAACAAGACGTAGAAGAAGTTGATCGTGCAGTTATTACATATAAAGAGCATGGGTTTCTTGGACAAGTTTATCTTATGCCAGTTGGCGGTGTTAATAACCTATATCATTTAAACACTAAACAAGTTGCACAACTATCAATGGATAAAGGATATAAATATTCTCCTAGACTACAAGTTGATATTTGGAATAATGCGTGGGGAACTTAATGTTAAAAAACCTATTTAAAAAACTATTTGCCAGCTTGCCAGCTGAAGAAACTGCATCAGAGCCTGTTAAAGCTAAAACAGCTAAAGAATTAGCCACAGAAAAAGGCGAACCATGGGTTACTGTATTAGATACCAAGGTCAATATTGAAAATCCACGAAATGGATTTTTTGAACTAGACTGGAATGAATCATTTATTGCCATGCTTAAAGCCAATGGATTTAACGGTGAAAATGATGAAGAAATTGTAGATCATTGGTTTAGAGAACTTTGTAGAAATATTCTTGCAGAAGAAGGGTTAGGCGAAAGAACCGCAGGTTCAATTAATATTGTTAATATTCAAGATGGTAAAAAATGACCGATTCTTCAATTATTAAAAAATACAATTTTTCTAATATTATTACTCAAACAGATACCAATGAGGTTTGTGACTTAGTAAAACAAATTATTGATTCGGGAAACTATTTTGACAACAGCCCAAAATATCAAACTAAAGAAAATTTATTTGCAAGATCTGAATCAGTTTGGTTAAAATATCGAATGAGCTTTTTATTTGCTTGTTTTATGTATATTGGACACGAAACCAAAGTCAAAGGAATTAATTGCTGGTCGTTTATGACTAGCCAAGATGACAATCAAGATAGACAACAACTTTGGCATCATCATCATTACGACTTGACTTGTGCTAAATTATCAGGTATAATGTATTTAAGTATTCCGGATGATGTTGCAAATTTCAACGAGAGTGGCACAGAGTTTAGTATGGGACACCCCGAAACAGATGAAAAGTTTTTTGTAGAACCAAAGTATTTTACTTGGTTAATTTATCCAGGCAAAGTTTGGCATAGACCCGGTAATTGTTCTAGTAAACAAAATAGATTTGTATTAGCCGCAGATATGGAATATTAATGAATACCATAATTTATCAACAATTTATTAAAGAATCGAATATTTAAATGTCATATATTCTTGTAGACACTGCTAACACATTCTTTCGTGCAAGGCATGTAATCAAAGGCGATGCTGATACAAAACTTGGTATGGCCATGCATATCACTCTTAATTCGATTAAAAAAGCATGGAAAGATTTTGACGGGAAACATGTAGTATTCTGTCTTGAAGGTCGTAGCTGGCGTAAGGACTACTATCAACCTTATAAACGTAATCGACAAGAAACTCGTGCGGCTATGACTGTTCGGGAACAAGAAGAAGATAAATTATTCTGGGAAACTTTTGACAAGTTTAAAGACTTTGTCACTACAAAAACTAATTGCACAGTCTTACAAAATTCTAGATTAGAAGCTGATGATTTAATTGCAGGTTTTATACAAAATCATCCCGATGATGACCATGTGATTATTTCGACAGACAGTGATTTTGCACAGCTAATTTCACCTAAGGTTAAACAATATAACGGTGTAGCTGATACGTTGACTACACACGAAGGTATCTTTGACAAAAAAGGTAAGATAGTTATTGACAACAAAACTAAAAAACCCAAAGCAGTTCCTAATCCGGCGTGGTTATTGTTTGAAAAATGTATTCGCGGTGATACCAGTGACAATGTCTTTTCGGCTTATCCCGGTGTTAGAAAAACAAAAATGCAAGAAGCATTTGAAGATAGAAACCAAAAAGGATTCGCGTGGAATAATCTCATGCTTCAGCGTTGGTTAGACCATGAAGGCAAAGAACATAGGGTATTAGACGATTATGAGCGTAATAAAAAGTTAATTGATCTTACGCAACAACCCGATGACATTAGAAATGTCATTGTTGAAACTATAACTAATCAAACTACCCAACCTAAAAATATTGATCAAGTGGGTATTAGATTGTTAAAATTTTGTAATCTTTATGATTTGCAAAGAGTTGCTGATAATATTCAGCAATATGCAGAACCATTTCAAGCAAAATATAATAAATGAAAATATGGAGAAAGAGATGAACTTAAAAGCAAAACCTATCGTAGATGGAAAGTTTTGGATTGTAGAAAGTGATGGTGAACGCATTGCTACACTACATAAAAA